CGTTGCCGCGACGCGAATCTTGGCGCCGTCGATACTCTTGAACTCTGGCGCTGCGCCGCTGAGCCCGGTCGCGTCGCCCTGCGCGATGGCGGCCAGCAAGCGCAAGATGTCCTTTGCGCTGTAGCCACTCTCTATCACCTGCGCCCAGGTCTCGGCAGCAATCCCGGCCGCGCCATCGACCAGGCCGGCGCGATTAACCGTTGCGCCGGCCGAGTTGTCAGTCAGCGATCCCACCCCGCGCACCACCAAGGTGCCGTTGGTCACGCTTGGCGTCAACACTACCTGGCCCGAGTTTAGGTCGATGGTCACGGCGTCGGCGCCACTCTTGTTCGTCAGCGTGATGCCGCCGTTGTAGTTGCGCAATGCCAGTGCTTGGCCGCTCCCGCCCAAATCGATGGTTGCCGTCCCTGGGCCTACCACCCCCGAGTAACAATCCAGAAAGTGGGCCGTCGCGCCGCCGCCCAGTACGATTGTCCCCGCCGCTATTACGCATTGCTCGATGTACCCCGATATGTAGGTAAGCGTGTCTATCACGCAGCCGCGCAGCAAGGCCTCGCCGTCGAGTGTGCCGGTGACAGTGGCCTCGTAGAACTCGGCCCTGAAAACGTTGGCGCTCGCTTCGATGGTGATGAGGCTCTTGCTCTTGGACTCGCCGATGAACGTCATCCCCGTACAGTCTTCGCTGTTGCCGAGGGTCACGTTGCCGAGCACAAAGATCGTCGAAAAGCCCCTCGTCATCGCAATCAGCATCGCGTCAGCCATGTTATTAACCGGCCTTCGCGTCGTTCCCGTCGGGTACAGCGTGCCGGGGAAACCCGCCGCAACGTCCATCGTTACGCCGCCGTTGAAAGAAGCGTGTTCGATCTCGCGCGTCTGAATCAAACCCGCCGAATTGTTGGAAAGAATCTGCACCGTGCCCAGGTTGGCCACGTCCAAAATGTTGTTGTTCGAGCCGATCAGCGCGACCGAGTAAGGCGAACCCGTCTCTTCGAAAGTGATCGTGTAGCCGTTGATGATCTCCAAGATACGCGCGTACTCAATGCCGCCTAGCAGCGCCGTCGTGTTGTGGTTGTGCGTGATGTCCATCGGGGCGCCCGCCTCGTCGTCTTCGAGGTCGCGCAGCGCGAGCCGAAACGAGTTGGTGTTGAGTTCGTAGCGCACGCCACCGAGCGGCGTTAAGAACGATTGCGGCACATTGATGACTTTCGCCCCCCAGTCAATGGTGACCGCCATGTCAGTCGTCCGAGATCATCAAGCCGATCAGAGACAAGCCGGTTGACGAACTGACCGAGCCGACCAGCGGTGCGCTCTTGTAAAACGGTGCGCTTGATGACTTGCGGATGCGTCCGCCCACGGGTTGCGCGCTGCCAAAAACTCGGCTCATCGTTATTTCGCCCGAGCCGTTGGTCGTGCCGTTGAGTACCACAAACGAGCTTGTAATAGTCCCGGTCGGGCTCGATCCCGGCGCGCTGCCCATCGCGTACGTGTACGTGTTTGACCCGGTGACGGTGATCGTAAAAACGCCGATGTTCTGCAGATGACTTGCACCACGTATCACCACCTTGTCGTTGGTCGCCAATCCGTGCGCGGTATGCGTCACGGTGGCCGTTGTGCCGCTGTTGGCGATCGTCACCGTCACATCAGCCGGGAACGGCCCGCCGGCGGTAGCCTCCAGGTGCACAGCCGCGCTAGCCACCGCGGCGCCGGCCTCGGTAAGCGCCTTGACGGTGACGTTGACGGCGCCCGATATGACGGTGACCACGCAGCCCGCAGTGCGCACCGACGGCGTTGTACCGCCCGAGACCGTCAGGTTCAACGAGCCGGTGGCTATGTTGACATACACCGCCTCGTTACCGGTGCTGCCGCTGGTGCCGGCATAACCCGTGAAGGTGACGTCGGTCAACGTGAAATTCGCCGCCGTGCCCGTGACCTGCAAGGCATGGCCGGTGCCGGCGGAGACAAACGTGGTATCGCTGACCAGCGCCGCCCCGGCGGGTGTTGCCGCCAGTACGGCGTTAGCTGCGCTGCTCGCCTCTATCCTGCCGCCCGACAGCGTAGCCCCGCTCAGACTCACCTGCCCGCACCGGCGGTAGGTGCAACCCGTCAGCGTGGTGTTGCTTTGATACGCGAACGTGTCCATATCGGTGAACGTGCAACTCACCTTGTTGATCGTTGCGTTGTCCGTGGTGACAAAGCGGCCCTTGCTGTACGTCCCCAAGGCCGATACGCTGACGTTTGTCCACTCGACAAAACTCGATGCGTGCCGCACTTCGAAGCCGTTGAAGTTTGGTGGCACCCGGTCGTGGTCGCGGATAAAGATGACGCGGTTTGAGTCCTTGAAGTAAACCGACGTCCCGGCCAGGCCCATCACGAACAGGCCGCTCATTCGGTAGGCGCCGAACAGCAGCGAGAGCAAGCCCCAGCGGCGCGTTACAGCATCGCCATAGGCTTGCGCGCCGGCAAATGTTGCTGGCGTGCCAGAGTCGCCCACCGAGCTGCGCAATTCGCCACGCCCCCAGCGGATCGCGTCACAGGCCATCGGGTTGCCTTTGGACGGGCCGGCGCCAGGCAACAGCGCGCCGGCCCCTAAGAACTGCAGCGTAGACGACGGGCTACCCTGCGTCGCGTCGGGCGAGCCCCCCCACGAGGGGTTGAATGCCCCGAACGTCCAGCCGCCAAACTCATTGGTGTCCGAGCCGTCCACGTTGAACAGGTAAAACGCCGAAGCACTGCTGCCGCCCCACACCCGCAGGCCGCCGGAGGCCTTGGTGGCAATTGAATTCGGCGCCAGATAGGTGGCCCAGACCAGCACCGCCCCATCAGTGGGCAGCGTGATGCCCGCGCCGCTGTCGTAGATCATCCCCTTTTGGCCGCTCGACCAGGCCGCGCGCGAGATACACGCTGTGCCTTGAATAAAGTAGTCGGTTTCAGCCGTGACCGCATTCGGCCCCGAGCCGCTGATGGCAACAGCCGTCCAGCTCGTCGTCCCGCCGCTGAGGTAAACGTCGGTTAGGTCAGTCGCATACGCAGGAGCAGCCAACGCGCAAGCCTTTAAGCGTCAGAGACGGCTGAGATTGTCGAGGTGCCGCCCGTCGAGTTCAGCGTCGAGGTTGTTTTGGCCGGCTTGATGGAGTCTGTAAAGTTTGGCCCGGTGCCGCCGTAACGCGCCTCGATGAACAGCGTCTGCACGCTCGATTGCACCGTGTTGAATTGAATACTGGTGCCGGCTGAGTCTGCATCGATATAGCTGATGAAGACGTTGTTGGCCGTGGTTGCGTTGTTGGTCGAAAAGTCGTGCGACGTGATGGTGAACGTCTTGCTGCCGGTGTTGACCGCTGAATACGGGTGCCTTGTATAACTGCCGTCGTCGCGCAGTATGCGGATGGTGCCCGATGTCGGCGTGTTGGCCGGTATCGCTTCGGTGACGATCACAGCGGTAACGGCGGCGCCGGTAAGCGTGCCGTTGAGCGTCAATTGGTCAAAGTCCAGGGCGCCGGCGCCATCCTCGGGGCCGACCAGAATCCGCCACCCGCTCTGGATACCCGCCACTGTGAAGGTAACGTTATTCGGGGGCTGGCGCGTCGTGCCGTCCAGGGCTTGAATCTTGTCGTTGACCGCCAGGTCGGCGTACTCCAGCGAGAAGCCGTAAGCGCCCACCAGCGATGAGCCGGTCGATTGCCCGCAAAAAGGCGCTGACACAGCGCGCTCGACAACAGTTGAGGCCGTCGCCGTGACGCCGCCTTGCGTTAGCGTGTTGGCGTTGGGGACAACGCCGGTCAGCAGTTGAATGTAGATGATGGTGCCCGAGGCGTCATCGGCCAGAATCTGGCCCGTGCCCGCGGTTGCGCCAGTTCCCCACGAGACGGGCGTGGCGCCGCCCTCGACAAACGCGCCGCCAGCCAAGCCGGTATAGGCGACCGAGTGCGTGATGCCGCGGAACAACTCGCCCGGTATGTCGTAGAGCGTGGCCGTCTCGCCGTTGCGGGAGATGTACTTCATCCGCTCGTAAAAGTCGTTGATCGAGTACGTGTCGCGGTTCCACTCGGAGTAATACTGCTCGTCGGTGGTGTCCTGGTTAACGTCGATCAGGTTAAAGCCTGCGGTGACGTTGGCGATCGTTGTCCACGTGGCGACGGTGCCCGAAGCTGTGGCGTTGTTCAAGTCATCGGTGAATTGCAGCGGCACCACGTTCTGGCCACGGCCGGTGGCTGGAATACGAAAGCCTGAAAACGACTTGCCCCACTCGCGCGTGGTGAACCGCAGCGACTTGTTATCGATGTCAGCGCCGGCGGTGCGCACCAAGACCATGAACTGCATGCACACACCGTTCGCCGCGTCAAAGTTGATGCCGGCAAGGGACTCACCGTTTGGGATGTTGTTCCAAAACTTGTTGGTCAATACGGCGTTATTCTGGATCACACTGACGATCGTGCCACGGTTGGAGACCACCCGAATACCGTCATAAATCGCCTCGGTGCCGCCCGTGCCTTGGATGATCGAGCCGCCGTAGACAAACTCGCTGGCGGGCGTCGTATAGCCATCGTCGAGCGTGTAGCCGTTGGTCAGCGTGATGATGGTGTCGAACTTCTTATCGGACGGGGACACCGTAGTGATGTCCATATAGTCGTCGTTGGACACAGACGCATCGTCCGCCAGGTCAGCCAGCCACCGGTGCAATTCGAGCACAGTGACGTAGTTGGCGCCAGCGGTGGCGTGTGCACCGCCGATATAGCGGATCGACTTGTCGGTGCGTACCTGCCACTTTGTTGCGTCTAATGCCATGATGGTTCCCTTTTCAGTTTAGTAAATCAACTATTAGATTTCGTCTCTAGCTTCGGACATCCACTGCCCGTCGCCTGTCTTGGTGAGCTGGGTGCGGCGCACTTTGCTGGCAGATAACGCTTCGATGGCAGCTTGGAGCTTATCGAGCCGCGGATCGGCGCCGGTTTGACTGGCCTGGCCGCTCTGCATCTCATCGAGCTGGCTTTGAATACTGCTTACAGCATCCATGACGGCCAGCGTCATGTCGTGGCCCTGCTGCTCGGCCTTGAGGGCGATCTCGGCCTGCGCCCTGGCGACATCGGCTTCCTCGGCATGCGTCTTGCTGCGCGCCAATTCGACTTGGATGATGAGCTGATCTTGCTTGATTTTGAACTCGCCCTCTTTGAGCGCCATTTCACGCTCTTTGAGCAGCATCTCCTGCTTGCGCATCTCCAAATCTTCGCCCTTGATGTGCAATTCGGCGACTTGAAACTTGAAAGCAGGGTCTTGAGTAGGATCGGGCTTTTCAGGTTCGCCCTTGGGCAGGGTGAAGTACTTCTCGGGGCTCTTTTCGCCGATAGATTGCGCCAGTTTTGCCGCTGCTTCGTACAGATTTTCGGGTTTGACGATACCGGCTTGAATCAGGTTCATTTGCGTCTGCAGCAGCAGTTGAGCGCCTTGCATCTGCACCTGTTTGTCGGCAGCGCCCAGGCCCACACTGACGCTCATATCGAAGCGCGTTTGCCATGACCGGGGATCGACGCTCGCCCACTCGCCGCGCAGTCTGACCCGCTCCTGGCGAGTCGAATGGCGGCGGCACAGGCCGTGAATGCCGAGCATGAGTTGACGCAGGGCGTCGGCAAAGATGCGCGATATCAGGCCGACACGCTCATTGCCGGCTTCGTGGATGATGCGGATGCCGGTGGCAGTCTTGTTCAGACTGTCGGCGTCTGTGCCTTGGTTGTAGCGCGTGAAACCAGTGCGGTTTTCTTTCACCGTGTCCATGTACTCGACCATCGGCATGGTGATAGCGCCGATGGGGGTGATGGGGGCCGCCATGACGTGGTTGCCGACGATATCACCATGAACGCGGATGATGCCCGCGATCTGGTTGTCGATCATGTCCGACAGGTTCACCTTGTCCGAGACATAGCGCGTGTTGTTGTTGATGGTGTAGATGTTGTCCATCGTCTGACGCAGAATCGTTGACTTGAGCAACTGGACTTCGGCGACCTCATCGGCGGGACATCTGCCGTTGAACTGAAACGGTTGCGGGTAAGGCGTCCACCCGACGAAGGGGATTTCCTCGGTTTCCTCGTTGGCCAGCACCACATTGCCGACAAGACACACCCGGCGCAGCTCTGACATGCCATCGCCGTCGACGTCCACGTACAGGTACACCTCGCGGTAGATCACCTCACGCGCAGCGGGATCGTTGCCGATAGGATCGGAGAACTGATCGCCCTGGTTCACTCGACGCGCAGTGAATTGCTCTGAAAAGCGGGGGTCTTGAACGTTGGCGTCGGATATGTTGTCGTCAACGTCGTAGCCCATCTCGCGCAGCTCGGAGATCGACTTGCGAGTGACGTGCTCGACAAAGCGGGCGCTCTTGGGGTTGGGGCTGGTAGCGTTGCGGCTGACTCGCAATTCCTCGGGCGGGATCACCTCGTACCTGGCCCTGCCAATGTCTTGGCTGACACGGATCACGGCATCGTGCATCAAGCCCTCGGGGCCTTCAGTCTCGGTGTGTTCGACAACAGTGACGTTCGGATCGTCGAGCAGCTGGGTAAATACATCGTCCGTCATGCCTTCGTAACGCTCGATGGTTTTACGCTTGCTGGTATCCCACCAGTATTTGACGACAGCGTTTTTCTGCAGCAGGCCGACTTTCACCCATGCCACCAGCGTCTCAAGCACGTCGTTTTGCTGGGTGACGACATAGTTGATGTACTCGGATTCTTGCTCCGCGGCGTCTTCGTCCTCCGGGCCGACGGGGGTGAAACGCACGATGTCGTCGCTGGATACGAAGGGCTTGAGAATGAGCGGTGTCATGCCCTCGACGACATCCCACACGTCGCTTGAGATCACCTGCGAACGTCCGTCCTCCTCGGTGCCGAATGGGCGGGCGAGGTAGTAGTCCAGCGCACGCGCCTGCTGGGCGGCAACGCTGGAGTTATCGGCGTTGTTGGTCTCTGCCTCCAGCTGCTCGATGTGAGCAACCAGGGCGTCGTCAGTCATTTGCATCGCTGCCCTCTACCGTACCCTCAGCCTTGCGCTTGCTGCGCTTGGTGGGTGTGGGTGTATCCACGGGTGTATCTAACCCAACGCCGGCAGCGCGCAGGGCGTTGATGGCTTCGACGATCTGGCACAGATCGGGGTGATCCACGTCCTTGGCGCGCAGTGCATCGGCAGCGGCGAGTAGATGGGCTAGATTGCTCATACAACGAATCTCCTATCAATCTTGGGTAGGGCTTGCAGGCGCTCGTCCGGCCACACCAGCGGGTGATCGGGCTCAATGAGACGTGCCATGGCGTCCAGCATGTCATCGTGGACTGGGACGGGAAAACACTTGTACTCTTGTTCCACGAAGTCGCGAACCAAGTCGCTGGTGCGTCCGTCGTACGCCGTGTAGTGCATGGTGCCCGGTAGGTATACCCTGCGCTGCTCGAAGTACGGTATCAAGCGCTTGATGCGATCGATCTTCGACGTCTGACCGCCTACCTCAGTAATGTCGAACCGGTAATTCTCACGGCGTTGCACGTCCTTGATGTGTTCGATGTCGGACTGGAGGCCGTACTTCTCGTACCGCACGCCGTCGAGCATGGGCTTATAGGCACGGTGCCAGCGCATGACGAGGGCGGCACGCTCCGAGAGGTTGAGCCTATCGCGCACCATGTCCAGGACGTAGATGTTTCGATCCGGACCTAGGCCCAGTACCCATCCTGCCGTGTAGTCGCTGCGCTTACCCTTACCGCCGGCGGGATCGAACACCATATAGACGTTCAACCCATCGCGGGATACCCCGTCATGGTATTGAATCCAGTCCGCCTTGAACCCTTGAATCTCGTCAGAGAGGGGGTTCTGGAGCATCTGGCACGCGAAGATGTACGGGCCCATGTCCCGCCGGCGCTCATCTATCCAGGCTCTAGAGCGTAGGACGGGCTCGCCGTCTGCTGTGCCGTCTGCCGTGAGTATGTGGATGCGGGCGGTAGCGGTGCCTCGCTCTATGACTGTCTTATAGGCATCGTTGGCGTGGTAGCGTGTGCCGATCATCCGGCGCACCCCGCCCTCAGAGCCTAGAGCGTACGAGAGGCTGAGCATCTCGCTGGTTTTAGCGAGCATGTCCGGCGTTGTGGTGGACTCTTGCACCACTACGTCGTCATATACCAAGTGCGTGAAGTGTTTGCCGATTGGCTGCCCGTCTACCACGCCCCATGCCTCGACCGTGGCCTCGGCAGGGTTGCTGCTGCGCCGGCACACGATCCCGTCATCCTCGCTCCACTTAGCCGATTCGCGCTGGGGGTTGCTATACAAGATGTCCGGGAACCATTCGAGCAACTTGCCGTTGGACTCGAACTCACTTTTAATCTGGCGCAGGAATCGCTTTGCTATGCCGCGCGAGTGAGAGAAGATGCCAACGCAGCACTCGCGGCCCTTGGCGCCGTTGCCGTGCGTCTGCAGGATGTTTTGTATCGTCAGGCCGAACGTGATGATGGCGCTCTTATAGTGTTCGCGGCTCCAAAGATCAAGATAACCATCCGGGCTCGCCTCAACCTCTCTACACCGCTCGAACAGCCACTCGTGGGCAAAATCCTGGCGGTTTAAGCCGTGGCGCAGCAAGAAGTAAAGATCAGTGCGACACAACTCCCTCAGCGCCGGAATCTCGTCCTCCGGATCGCAGCGACTCCAAAAGAGCGCTAGTGCTTGTTGATACGCCCCTAGCGTTGATGTTTTGGTCTTGAATGGTGCGCTCAATGTGGATGCCGGCGGCTTTGCCTCGTGCAAT